CATTTCCTTTTCCTGAACTGACAGCGTTCCTGTCAACAAAATAAAGAAGAGCCTCATCCTTATGGAACGCATACCACGTATCATCATATGGGTTGTAAGTTGCCAATACGCCATAGTAGTGCATCCGTTGTTTCTTTTTCATCTTACTTTGTTTAACCATTCAAACTCCTTTGTTCGCATTCCTGCATACATCACTGCTATCGAATCGGCCATATGCTCCTGTTTCATTAAGGGAAATCCGTTCCTGATAAGCCAGGGAGCCTCTGGGTGCTTTTCGTAAGCCCATTCTATCATCTCCTTCTTACTGGCGTTCTTCTTACCTACACTTGCCATCTTTACCTCCTGTGGTGTCACTTCCAAACATCTGTCAGGTAATGAAGCAAGCAGAAAACAACTTACACCGTAGTTCTTCATCCCACTTGCACTCTGACTGCCGCTCGGTGTCTCTGCGAATATGATGTTAGGAACGTAACGCTCTATGAACTGCTTTGAACCCCTGTACAGGTCCACACATCTCTCAATAAGGTCTGAGGATGCACGTATCTTCTTGTTGGGGTTCTTTTCGGTTGTTATGGTCACTGAGTCAATGACAATGAGCCTGTCACCAGAAACATCAAAAGCCGTAAGACACGTATTACTCAGACTTGGGTCTATTGCTACTGCTTTCATTCTTTACAGTTAGGGTACGTACAGTTATCATTCAGGGTACAGCTTTCACCTTCCCTTTTTACATACTTGCACTTCTTTGGCTCTGTTCTCCAAAAATACTCACACGTTCCTCCAAGTACAGGAGCTTTTGTGAAGTATGATTGGTAATCACTCGGTTTTGCAGTGTATCTGTAGCATATCTGCTTAAGTGGGCATTTCTCGCCCGAACACATCGTAATGTCTGGCATGGCTATTCTTCTTCTTTATCTTGTAGTTCATATGACTTCTCAATGATGCCCTGTTCGATTGATTCAATTGACCATCCAGACACCAATGCAGCAGATACGAACAGATCTATAAGATCGTCAATTGTTGGCCCTATCGGTGCTGAAACGGAATACTCACCGTTTTCGTTTTCAATTGTAATGGTTGTGTTCATTCTTCTACGTCTTTACTTCGTTTCACTTTAGGTGCTTCACCTTTTGTGTACTTCAATTTGCGATTCGCGATTCGCGATTTCTCTAAGATACGTTCCATTTTCTTCATCTGTTTACTCCAGTCAATGGTTGCTCGTTCTGCTGATTCTGCCTTGCGGATGAACTCTTCTGATTCGTCTCCTTCAAGTGTTGGAATGAACACCGTCACCTTCTGCGTTGGGCAGCTCATCTTGTGATAACCGCAACCTCCGCAGTACTCACACTTAATGTCCGTTGCTTTGCTCATTTTCAATATACCATTTCAATAGTTCATTAAGATTTCTTGATACCTCCTTCTTGCACTGCTTCTTCTTCTTTCTCGGAAGCCTTGGAAGGTCTTTGGCACAATCACATACAAGCTCAAGCACCTCTACATCGATTCTTATTTTTCCCATGTTTATTGTTTTATTGATGTGCCAAATATCACTATTTTACAACTGATTGGCACACCAAACCATCTATTATTAAAACGATTCTTTAGTAAGCCGTTGTAAACAATAAAATTATTTGTCGTCTGGTTTTAGAATCAACGCCAACACACCGAACAACGTAGCTTGCTCTTTATCTCCCATAAAAATCGCCACAAGCATTGCAATCGTTGTAATTGCACCAAGAAATCCGCTAATTACCCTCATTAAGTCTATCATAACTTTTCAGTTTACAACAAGGGCTAAAATCAAAAGCCCATGTCAGGTTAGTATTTCAATTTTCGTTTCGGTTGTTGGTCTTCAATTTTTAGCCAAACCGTTGTGTAAAAGAGCGGGTGGGTATATGTTACCACCATTATCACCGAGCTGATCCATGGAATTTACGGCTGTTTCTACTCTGATCAAGAGTTTCGCTCTATTATCTTCTTACACTTCTCGTAGTCCTCAATGGACTCGTAATACTTCAGTACAACATCTGGGTCTTCATGGTTCTCAGGCAGGAAGAACTCACCCTGCTCTGCAAGTTCGTCATAGGTTGTCTCGCCTATAAGTAGCTGGTAGGCGTTGTAGTAGCACTCTTCAGTCTCGCTCATGTTATTTATTTATAGTGGTCTTAATTGATTTTGGGATAAGCAATAACCTTTTCCATGACCTAAATCTTTGATGTTGGACTCCTGTATGAGGTCATCCTTTAAAGACCACCCAGCAAATGTTACCGTATTATCTTCAATTATAGCGAGTATATACATATCAACATCTGGATTAACCTTCATCGTGGACAGTAACTTTCCAGTTTTGTACCTCGTAGACTTTATGTCGTACCTGTAATTCTTATATACCCCATCGTAACTTCCGCTTCTCGGAGATAAACCTATATCTGGGAATACATTGAATTTTTTAGCAAAGGCATACTCAGCAATTACCCCATCAACATCAGCAGCCATACCATCATGGCTTCCTATTTTAGCGTCTTTTACACCAGCGTTTCTCGCTATCAATGTTCTCATTCTTCCTATCATCTCACAAACTGTGATTTCGTCAGGTCTTAGCGTTACTTTCATCCCAATATCTTTAGTGTTCCGTCAGCCTTTACGATGTACACACAGTTTGGATTCTCAATGATATGCGTCAGGATCGTTGCCATCTTAACATCCATGCTTCCATTGAACACAAGCTCACTCAATGTGTCAAGGTGTGCATCACCGTCTGGAGGAAATACGTTCAGACATTTCTCTATTACCGTTTCTACGTGCTGTTGTGGTGTCATTTGCTTTTAAATGTTACTGGATACTTGGATAGATAACTCTCTACGTCCTTCAGCTTGGCAAACTTGATGTACTTTCCATTCTTATCAAGCACCTTGACCATCGATATGACTATCTTAGGGTCACCATCGATCATCTCAAAGCCATACTTGGTGATCTCAAAACTTCCTACATTCATTGTTTTTAATTTTGGTGCAAGTAAATAAATATTCCAATACCACGCAACTTTTTCAAATAAAAAACCCCGCCATCTGCCAGGGCGGGGAACAAAAAATGAACGATCAGATAAAAAGATATGTAGCAGATTATTGTCCTAATTCATTTCATACAGTAATATTGTGTCCTTAGTGGCCTGTGCAATGAACTTCTCATACTCATCGTAATCCTCATCGTCTGCCTGTGGGAAACATATATGCAACAACTCATGCACTATACTCTCCTCATCCAAAGGTATGTCGTGGTAAATGACAGCACTCCTGCCATCAAAGTCCCTCTCTACCCCTACAAAGTAATCCTCACCATCATACTCAATGCTATCAGGGTCTATCCGCTCAGTACGGATACTCCAGTCTTCAAGACCCAAACGCTTTACCCATGAATCTATAAGTGGTTTCATTCTACCGTGTCGTATCTTCTGTCTTCTACAAGCCCGTCAATATCGACAGATACACCGATTCCTACCCTCGTGCTATTCTTGTCTACGCTTGTGAAAAGTGGTTTCATTCCGTTATAAAGCATCGATTGCGAAGTATCGCCCATAATAAAGTCAACCTTTGCATCGTCACTTACATCTTTTAGAAAATCTCTTAATTCTCCTACAGTCATTTGTTTTGAGTTTTATGACCGCTAAGTAAATGATTATTTTTCAATTGACAACGTTCCTAACCAAAAAAATAATAAATTCGTTGTTATGAAAGATAAACTATTCAAAATACTCTTCCCTGAAAAACATCAGGAGATCGTAGAACTCAACAAAAAGGTAAAATCATACGAACATTCCGTATCCTGGTTGAGAATAATAAATGCCAAGCAAGAGGAAATCATAAGGAATCAAAAATCAGATCTGCTTGAAATCAAAGACTCCGCAATAAAACTTCAAAATGCAAAAACAGAAGAGGCGGAAAGACAATACTTCAAGGTCCTTAAGGAGAAAGGACTGGTCTGACAACGTTCCTGAAAAAGCCCCCAGGGTGAAATGGGGTGGGGTATGAATTGCGTACATGAGTTGTGTACATGGGGGTGGAGTATATATACCATGAGCGATTGGCTGCTCTCACAAAAGCTACCCCGTACCTTCGAGGGGTAGGGGTATAAATTCCAAATCAAATCCAACATCGTGCATCCGCTATATGGCATATACGTTTGTACATTGTTGCTACATGGTCGATACGTTCGCCCCTTTTTCGTTACCTATAATAAAACCAGCTCATTCATTTTGTCGTTTTGAAGACATTTAATCGAATAAAGTTTGAATGCCTGACCAGAAATCCGACAACGTACACACGACTCATTGCCCACACCAACTAACTTTTTAGTTGACCGCCTGGTCGATCATAACAACAAAGTGTTTACGCATGACTGTCTTCTGGATGACATTTGTTGATTTTGTTCAAAACTTTGATCCTTTATTTTTGGCTGTTACGTTTATTATACAGGTTTATCGTGTGCGCTTTACTAAGGCTTTTATACACTTTGCCATAAAGGTCTTCATATGTATATACCTTTTTCTTTAGTTATTGCAATACAGAGTCTTTTAACCTTTTGTCGGCTATGTGACATTTTCATATGTCAGGAACATTATCTCCAATACATATATATATAAATAGGCGTTTGTACTGTGTTGGATTTATTTTTTTCAGAAGTTCATATTTGTCATTTATACGACATAATATGTAAACCTTAGTACCGATCATTGTATCAACAAATCGGAACACATGAAACGAACAATTCATAACAACGCGGTAAGGCTTGAAACGGTCGTAGAGCTGAACGGTTTTACCGTACAAGGTCGTAAAAGGTCGAAAGCGGTTTACCAGTCGCAAAGCGCAAGATCTGCAAAGAGTAATAAGATTCAACGTAATGCGGCAAAGTTAGAACACCTTGAAACAGCACTATTGCGGCAAGCATTCAAGGCAAAGCGAAGCGAAACACAACGAGACGCAAGGCGATCAAAACGGGCAAAGTAAACAGCCCGAACATATAAAGCGCAATTAGCGCAAAGTGGAGACCACACTATAAACGGACGAAAGTTTGAAATTGTGCAAACTGCAATGCAGTTGGTCTATTCAATCGGGTTGAATAGGTTTAGATCTATCAAGATGCTCAAACAATAACAAACAAAAACTTTTATCATGAAACTATCAGTAGTATTGAAGCAAGTTAATAAGGCAGGAAAAGTATCATTTAAGGCAGTTAAAGCAGTCAACACAGGAAACGCTGGCCTTGAAATAGTAGCAATTGAAGCAGCTAAGTTCTGTTCCGATATTATTAAACTGAAAAACAATGTAGCTAAATTAGGTTACGCTTCAGCAGTGAACGGAATTAAGAAAAGTTTACCAATGCAATTGGATATTGTGGGGCTTGATGATGCTGATGATGTGAACATTCAATTGTCATGGAATAGCTTTGGCAAGTTTGCGAATGAAGCAACAGAAGCAAAGATCAGAAAGTTCTTTGAACTTAATATAGAGTTTGCTGAGACTCATTTTGATACTGAGTTATCATAGGTCAGGAACATCACCAACCCATAACGGCACAGATTCGTGTGCATACTCGTTCGATCGGGGTTATGGGGCTAAACTTTTAACACAAACAATCATGGAAAATCAGAAACTAAGCAAAGAAACAATCCAAATGCTTAAAGACCTTCAAGATGACATTGATCGAATGATGAGAATGGAATCTAACATGGAGGTCGTTTGGAAAATGGAGCAATTGCAAAACGAAAAAGCATTTCAGAAAAGTGCTGATTTCATTCGTAAATCACTTAAACAATAAGCAAAATGAAACGGTACTATTTCTACAACCCAAGAACAATGGCTTATGCGCTCGACATTTATGGTAAGGACATGAATGATGCGAAGAAACGAATAAGAAAGTTCCTTGGAACAAAAAGACTATCTGTTAATATCGAAATTTGGGAAGCAAACAATTAAGCCATGAAAGAAAGAAACGAAGATCTACAGGCTATCAATGCCGGGTTATTCATAGGAGGGTTATTCCTGCTTATTCAGTTCTTGAACAACTTTGTCTTTTAGGTGACAATTATATGTCAGGAACATTTATAGAATAGCTAAATGTAAAAGCGGTGTCGGTTCGATACCGTAAAAGCTGGGAGCAAACGCAATGCAAGTTAGTAGCCTAAAACAACAAATATGCTACAAACAATTATACTAACCGAGTGCTAAAACCTTGCAAAGCTAAGCGAGCGATCAACACAGGATGTTGCTTAATGGGTTCGATTCCCATTTGAAAAGACCTCACGAGGGGTTGACAGATGTAATTTTGGAAGCCGCTTTTACTATAGCTAAAATAAAATTCACAAATTGGAAATCAATAATGAACAAGCGATGAAACAGATGACATTAGTAGAAGTAAACAGCACAAGTGGTGCATTTTGCTTCAAAACATTTAAAGGGAAAAACAGCTTACAACAAGCGCAGAAGTTTTGTAAAGAATTACCAAAGAAATGCGCCACGTTATCGGCTTATGTACGAAAAACAATTTGACAAATCAATAATCAATAATGAATAAGCGATGAAACTACAGAGATCATTCAATTTCATAACTAAGGACGGGCGCGAACATACCTTTCATTTCGGAAGGTATGAACGTCCGAACAGTACGAAAGCATGGAAGCTCGTTAGTGAAGCATTAGACAGGAACTTTGTCAGGTCAGCAGGTTATGACACGACCGAGTGGAAGCCTATTGACAGAGGGTTAAGGTTCAAGCTGGGCAAAGCACTGATCAATGATGCGGTCGAAGATATTTTCTTTATACCTAACGATCAAGAAAGCGCAATTATTTACAAGTATCAACTCAATAAAAAACTGAACAGATGAAACTAACACTTAAACAAATCAAAGAAACGGTCGGTAGCTTATCCGCTCCAAGTAAGATGCCATGTAGTGGGTATTCAATACCTGCAAAGGAATGTAAAGTAGGTTCACTATTACGTGAGATAAAAGGCTCAACGTGTAGTGGGTGCTATGCATTGAAGGGTAGGTACACTTTCAAGAACGTAGAAGATGCCATGTACAAAAGACTTGGTGCTATTCAGTCAGACATTGAGCAATGGACAGAATACATGTCGTATGCGATAGCTAACTTCAACAAGGGCGATAAGAACTACTTCAGATGGCACGATAGCGGAGACATCCAAGATGAGGCACACTTGAATGCCATCAATGAGATTGCCAAACGTACACCAAGCGTAAGGCATTGGTTACCAACAAGGGAAGTTGCCATAGTTAAGAAGTGGTTGGAGAACAATACTCCTGCTGATAACTTGGTGATAAGACAATCGGCACACATGAATGACCGACAACCAAGCACTACACTAACAGGTTACGCATCTGGTGTAGTAGATAAGAACACCGAAATGAAAGGTAATGTATGCCCAGCTCCAACGCAAGGCAATCAATGCGGAGATTGCAGAGCGTGTTGGGAAGTTGAAACAGTATTATATCACAAACACTAATCAATAAATAAAACGATCATGATAACAGAAACGATTGAAAACGGACGTAGCTTCTCAGGAGAAGTATACAGAGAAGAGGCTCCTGAAGTAGTGCTAATTGACCAACTGGAGTGTGAACACATTAGCTTCAGCAAGGTAAAGAGAGAACTGAACAATGAGTTTAATTTCTGTAGCCACG